GTTTTACATCAACTATTTTTTTATTTAAAACTGATTGTTGATCTCTTAACATCCAATCCATATGTGAAAACACTTTTATATCTAAAATTTCTTCAACTGCTTCTTTTCTATAACGAGATTTCATTTTCATAAATGGTTCATAAGAAGAAGAACCTAATATAACAACTTGTACAAATGATCTGTAACTTAATCTCATTATGTTTCTTTCTAATATTTTTTGATAATCAACACTAGAAGCCTCCTGATTGATTAACTCATCATCACAATAAATCTCAAATATGTTTGGTTTAATACCTCGTCTAACTTTATATTCTTTTATACCTATTGAAAATTCTATTTCTACTAATGCGTCACCGTTATTTACAGTGTTAATCATTTGTTCTTTTTTAATTATTCTAAATGGTCGATTAAATAAAACATAAGTCATAGCGTCAAGTAAAGTAGATTTACCTGAACCGTTTGTGCCTATAATTAAAGTCGTATTAGACTTATTTAAATTAATTTCAATAAACTGATTACCTGTAGATAAAAAGTTTTTCCATCTTATTTTTTTAAATATAATCATCCTGAATAATGGTCGTTTGCCTCAACATAAGTTTCTTTTATAAACTCTTTTAATTTTTGTTTATCTAAATCTGTTTGTATTTGATCTACATAGTTATTTAAAAATGTGATAGTGTCTTCTCCTTGATCTAATATATCTTCTCTTACACTAGCAGACATATCACTTTGTATATCTTCGATAACATTAACCTCGTGTACGTTCATTTTATTTTGAAAACGATCTAGTAAATTATTAAACATATCTTCGTCTGTTTTATTTGATACAAATATTTTTACAAATGTATTTTCAAATTCTGTTAAATCTTTTTTATAATAATCTTCTTTTTTATCATTATAAATTAATTTCTTATGGATTCTTCTTGGATTAGATATTCTTTCTAGTTCTCTTGTTTGTGTATCAAAGATATGAAATCCTTTTGGATCTTTATAATCAGACCAAGTCATTTCATATTGAGAACCCAAATAATAAATGTGTCCATCGTCTGATTTTTTATGAAAGTGACCAGAAATAACTTTTTCAAATCTTTTGAATTGTTTTGGTTCTAAACCTTGTTCATTTATAATACCTCTTTGCATTTCAAAACCTTTTATTTCTAAATGACCCATACAAATATCTGATGTTGAGTTATCAATCGCATAGATAGAATCTTCTATATTATCATCACATATCCAAGGTAAAAATAACATACGACAACCGCCTATTTCAACTTCTTTAGGACCTGTGTAAATCCAAGGTTCATTAACACCATCAAACGTTGTAAACATTTCTGTAACAGAATTTATATCGTTTGTATTTTTGTAATAAGTGTCGTGGTTACCTATAATGATATGTGTATCAATTTTCATATCCCACAATCGTTTGAAAAACTTTTGTCTAAAGACACTTGCGGTTTTAAAATTAATAAACTTACGTCTATCAGTAACATCACCTAAATGAATAAGTGTTGTAATATTATGTTCTTCTATGTATGGAAAAAATTGCTCCTCATAGAATTTAACTTGATATTCTAAAAAAGCAGGACTATCGTTTCTCACACCAAAGTGTGTATCATTTAATAAAGCAATTTTCATAGTTAAACAAAGAATTTTGAAACTGTACTTTTTTTCTTTCTAGGTTTCTTTTCTTTTTTAGTTGTTTCTTCAACTCTAATATTTTTCTGTAAAAATTCTCTAAACTGATTTGTATAATCACCACCTTCATCACCTGGTTGTAAAGCCATATCATCTAAATTATTATCCATTATTAATCTATGTTTGATTGTTACTTGTTTCTTTTCTTTTTGTATTCGTCTTACAAAAGCGTAAAAGATAATTTGAGTAAAATAAGCAAACGGATTTTTTGATTTTGATGGATTAAAGTTATCCAAATATTGTAAACAATTTTCAATACCATCACTTATCATATCATCTCTAAATGTGTAATTAATAAAATTAGGTCTATAACTTAAATGATTTGCTATTTTTAAAAAACAACTTCCTAAATAGTTATCAACTGGAGGTTTTGATTTTCCTGTTTTTTTTGCTTCGTTACAACGCTTTCTATAGGCTTTCATAGCCTCTAAAAATTCTGCGTTGTTTACATAATGCTCTTTTTTTGTTTTAGTATTCATTCTATTAATATATCACCTTTCATTAAAAAAGTCAATGTTTTAAGAGTTCTACGGTAACTGCTTCTGCTTTACCATATTCTTCATAGTTTTCATTATAGTGTTTCCAAATACGATTTTCTAGTTGTTTGGGAGTTCCTTTAAAAGGATAAGATGTTTCACAATATTTCTTCCAATTATCACTATTATAAGTTGCCGTTATTATCCATTCACTTTTTTTATTTTCTTTCATAAATCAGCATTGACTTTTACAAAAATTTGTATATAATTGAGCGTGTAGAGAATGATTTGCTAACTAGTGTATAGTATCTTTAGTATCTCTAAACTCATCAAATAATTCATTTAATTCATCATTTTCTTGTTCACTAAATTTCTCTTGTTTATATTTTCTATCATCTCGGGTAGGTGGCTTTAAACTATCATAAGTTGAAGCAATATGAATATAACTTTTTTTCATTTCATCACTGGCATTTACAATGGTCATAATTTTATCTTTTGGAATAGTTACCATTGTATCAGGTGTATAGGCAGCCCATTTAATAAGTGCTATGTAATCTTTAAATCCTTCTGGTGTTAATTGAGGAACATATTTAATTTGAAGTGGTTTAACTAATCTCATTAAAGGAGATTTGTCTGGAAGTTGGTTAGAAGGAAAAGCACAAACAATGTCATCACCATTAATTAGTTTAATTATTTTTATTTCTAATTCTTGTGTGGTCATAGTTTTAGTTCTATATTATGTATTTCATAATTAAAATTCTTCACTATTGTATATATTTATTCTTTCTCTAAAGTGTGCTAAAGTGTAATTTTCTTTTTCGTTATAAGTTAAATCATCTGAAATATCATATAACGTAGCACCAGAATTATTATCTTTTAACCGAAGACCACGACCAATAGATTGAAGATTCCTGATACGACTTTTGCTAGGACTAGCAAATACAATATTATGGAGATTCCTAATGTTAATGCCAGTAGAAAAAGTGCCGTAACTGGCAATAATGATAGCATTTTCGGACTTTTCTGTAATCGCCCTAATATTTTCTCTTTCATCTGCCTCTACACCTCCGTGAACAAAAAACACTTTACGATCTTGTGCTTTTTCTTCAATTAATTGTTTGAGTATCACACCGTGTTTTTCAACGTATTGAAATAGACACAGCGAATTGCCTTGTAAAGACAAACAAAGATTTCTTATATATTTATTTCTTTTTTCATTAGAAACTAAAAAATCCATTTCTTCTTGGTATGTTTTATCTTTTATAAAATGACGAGCAGTTGAATCGTGTTGTAATATTAAACACATTATTTTTAAGTCAGCAAGTTGTTTCTTTTCTTGTAATTCACTTGTTGATACAACTTTATTTACAGTACCAAATAAACCCTCTAATACAAGTTTGTGTGTCTTTGTACCATCTAAAGTACCTGTAAGTCCTATTCTATATTTACAAGTTTCTAATTTAGTCATAATTTTTGACAGACTAACAGCTTTAAATAAGTGTGCTTCGTCACCTATGACCATACCAAACTGTTTAAACCACTTTTTTGGTAGGTTGTAGATAGATTGCCAAGTAGATATAATTACTCTTTTGTTTGTTTCTTTATCGTGTCCTTGATATATTCTATGTACATTACGATCACTATTATATCCATAGTCTTTAAAATCTTTAAACAATTGTTCTACTAGTGATGTAGTTGGTACGATAATAAGTATCTTATCTTGTTTAGTATCTTTTAATCTAAGTAAATTAAAGATTAGCATTAAGTATATAATTAAAGATTTGCCAGAGGCAGTAGGAGATACTAACAAACAACGTGATTTTTCTACAGAATGTTTAAACGCTTCTTTTTGATAATCTCTTATTTCTAAAGGAACTTTTAATGCTTTAATAAAATCATCTATCTTTTTATCAGATACTTCTACATCTTTTATTTTAGTTCCATCTACAACTTGTACATTATTTTCTTTACACCAATTTAAGATATATGGATATAAACCAGCATATATTTGTCCTGTGGCATAACTGAATAATCTTATTTTACCATCCCAAACTCTATTACGATATTGTGGCATAAACTTAAAACCAGGCACTTCAAACGTAAAGTATTCTCCAAGTTCACGTCTAATATCAGCGTCTGCTTCTATTTTTAAATAGACTTCGTTTTTTTTATCTATGATAAGATATCGAATCGTTGTCATAAAATTACTTTTTTAATTTTATGTTAAGTGGATGTGTAGGATCTCTTAAACTAAATTCTGCTGGTAAACCTAATGAAGGACGACTATCGTTTAATAAAAGATTATTGTTTACATTAGCAGTATGTAAAAAGAGTTGTGAATGATTTATGCCTGGAAAAGGTTCTCTCCAATGTTCAATATCACAACCACGATATATTAATAAATCTCCTGGATTCATTTTTACAGGCAACTCTTTTCCATCTATTGTTTTAATATACATCGGCCAACTATAGTTAGGATAAACTTTACTATCAACATTACTTACATCATATCCTAGACATAATGTACCAGATATTTCACAAGACTCTCTATCAATATGTTTTTCTAACTCATTACCATTAAAATAAATTCTATAATATGTGTATGTAGGTAATAAATCTATTCCAATAGTATTTGTAATTCTATTTAAATTTACTTTTAATATGGTATCCATAATTGTATCACCATAATATGAAAATGCTTCATTAACGTGACCATCAGTAAATGTTCCAAATACTTCATTTTCAATAAGTTTTTTATAATCAGGATATAAATTTAAATTTTCATTAATAACAGAAAACTTTGTAGCAGACAATTTTGTATGTTCATATAACAAATGAGATGTTTCTTTTGATAAGAAGTTTGTTAATAAAACATATTTGTTTTTATCAAAAAATGTTTTGGCAGTTTCAGTCATTATCTAAAAGGTCTCCCCACTGTCCAGGCAACCAAAGAATATCTAGTTCCTTTAGTTACAGGTGTCACTTGATGTTTTAAAAAAGAAGGAAAAACAATTATTGATCCTTGTGGTCTTATTTCTGTAACTTCGTGGTATCTGTCAGTCGTATGATCTCCGAAATCAAATTTTAAATTTCCGCCTTCATATTCTCCTGGTAAATTTAAATTTATTGTAGCACTAATTTTTCTTACTTTACCAACTAATTCATCTTTAGGAACATATTGAGCTTCTTCAGCTTTAGATTGACTTCTAACTCCTGGAATAAGTTTTTTATAAGCTGAAAATTTATCAGATCCACCATCAGAATGCCAACCATAAAATTGTCCAGGTTTATAAACTGTAAACTGTAAAGATTCCATAAAATCAATATCAAAATTCCAACCAGCATCATAATTTCCTCTATGTATTATTGGCCAAACAATGTCATTTATTTCTTTTATGTCTAAAAAAGTAACGTTACTATCTCTTATAAATGTTCTTTCTTTTAATGCTTCTTTTCCGTACTCTTTAATAATTTGTTGAACTGTTTTAGATCCAAAAGAAATATCTCTATTTGTTTTTCCGCCTTTATGTGTTCTATCAAATGTAATACCAGATGTATCAATTCCTCTTGACTCTTCATCTTTAATTTGATTTAATCCATAATTAATTATTTTTTTACATATTTCAGGTGTTAAAAGTCCTTGATAATAATAATAAGAATTTCTTAAATGCATTATATTGCTCCACTAGTAAACTTACGCCAATCTATTGCGTTTTTAATAGTGAATCCTCTATTTGAAATTAGTCGTATAGTCCTATCTAAAAAATCTACTACTGCGTTTAAATAATCTACTTTTTGTTTTTGTTTTTGTAAGTCTTCATCTGCTTCCAAATATTTGTCTATATCTGTTTTTAAAATTTTTAAATCGAAAGGTTTTTGAGCATATATTTCAGCAGGAGATTTACCAGTATAATATTCCCACTTATCTCTTTTTAAAGTATTATATTCACTTTCAGCACGACTTAACATTAACTTAAACTTAGTTAAATGTTTCATATATTTGTTATGAAGTTGAGGAGTTTTGAGTGATTCTAAATCTAATTCAGTATCATTAATCTTCAAATCTTTATCAACTTGTTCTTGTAATTGTTCTAAATCCATAATATCTCCATAATATATATTATATCACAAAATACTTAAAAAGTAAAGTTTATGATGTTGTTACGCTTGTTGTTGATGATCCTACTGTAGCAAATTCATATATTGAATATTCAAATTCTACTTCTGCTGTTAAGTAATTAATATCACCAGTTTGTTGTGTAAATTGTAATCCTGTAAGACCTGTTGGAAACAAATCTCTAAATCTGATTTCTAATTGTGGATTATTTTTACTTGTTAAAGTTGTTAAAGTTGCGTCTGATAATATGCCTCCAGGATTAGCAGATCCATACTTTACTTTACCAATTTCACTACTAAACGGTTGACTTGAACCAGGAAATCTATCATTACCTGAAAGTGCTAAATTTCTAAATTCTGAATGATCTCGTGGAAAACCAAGACCCACTAACCATCCGTGTATCTCTTGGTAGTTTTCAAAATTTTCATCTACAATAAAAGTCATTTTTAATATCTCATACTTTAATCCTTCACCAGGTATGGGTATAGGTTTTAAAGGTGTAGGTTGTGTAACTGTATTTAAAGATATTCCTGGTAAATTAACAGACGTACAAAAATATTCTACTTTTGGTAGTTTGAATATATTAAATTTAAACTGCGTTGGAGACGCATAATCTAATTTAGTAGGTTGTCTATTAAAACTATTTGTTGTTGTCATACATATATTTATATAATTTTTTTAGATTGTTCTATATTAAAAGAAATGATTATTCTATCTTCATCTGACATATTTGGCTCTACATTATGTTGTAACCAACCAGGAAATATTAAACACTTACCATCTTTTGGTTCAAAAGAAATTTTTGTATAGTTAAGTGAAGATAATTTTTCTGATTTTGTGTGATGTGTAGTACAATGTGCTTGTGGTCTCGGATCAAATAAATTAATCTTTCCACAATCTTGTGGTGCTTTCACATAATAAACACCAGACCATAACGCACTGCTATGGCTATGTACTTCATTATAATTATATTTTTGATTTATAATACTCCACATACTTTCAATTTCCAAATAATATTGCTTATCATCATAATCAAATTGTTTAGTAAATGCATTTACAGCCTCTAATATGCTATTATAAATTTTTCTAAATTCAGGACGATAATTTAAATCACTTGAACTATGCCAACCGCCAGTGTTTGATCTAACTATCTTTTGTGAAGTTTGTTTTTTTAAATTATAAATTTTAGGTATTAAATCTAAATTTATAGTCTGATAATCTTTTAGATATGTTTCTGCTACGTGTGTAGGAAAGTAATTGTAAACATACATTTCACCTTCAAAAATATTCATTATAACTCCTATTAAATATTTATAAACTAATTAGGAAGTGTTCCTGATTCACCTAATTTCTCTAAAGCTTTAATAACTGTGTTAATATTACCATTTTCTCTTTTTTTACAAGGTTTTTCTTCGGTAGATATTTGTAATTCTTCACATATAGGTAATGTTTTATCAACCTTTGTTGTTTCACAGGCGCTTAACATTGTAAAAACAAACAACATTACTGTTGCTATTAAAAATATGTAAAGATATTGAATTAAAACTTTTTTCATACATTTATTTATCTCATAAAAAAAGGGCGACTTTTGAGGGTCGCCCTTTTAAATATACTGTTGTTAAACAGATTACATCAAGTTAGTTACTTGTACTCGTCTGTAGTATCTGTTTGCGTTAGCATTACCAGCACCGTTGATGATAGCATTGTCAGAAACACCAGCTTCAGCAAATGGGTTAGCTTGTAAACCATATCTGGTTTTAAACCCAATTTTCGGTTGGAAAGTGTCTTGTCCAACAGCTCTTACCATTTGTAGTGGAACGTAAGGACAATAGAATAAACCACTGTCATAAGGTGAAGTACCTTTGTAACCTACTACAAAGTATTGCTTAGCAGCTTGGTTAGCAGCATATGGATCAATGTACACTTTGTATCTGCCGTTTAATACACCAGCAAAAGTATTGCCTGTGTCGTCAACGTTTAGATTGTTGTTTAATGCTGGAGTGTAATCTAGCACACCTGCCATTTGTAAAGCAGAAGCAACATCAGAAGAACAGATAATGATGTTACCTTTTCCTCTTCTTGTTCTTTGTGCGATAGTATTAGCTTCTCTCTCAACTTGGAACATTAGTCCTTTGAATCTCTCAACTGACCATCTTCCGTTTGAGTCTGTATCTAAATCAAAGATACCAGCTGTAGTTGTGTTGATAGCAGCACCAGCAGATGTAGCAGCACCTTTTTCAGCATTGATGTAAATAGTTCTTACTACTTCTCTATTGATCTCCGCAAGGATTTCAGCAGATAAGATGTTAGCAAGTTCTGTTTCAGCATCTAAACCGTGGATAGCTTTTAAGTCTTGTGCTAATTCCATAGTGTATTCAGCCTTTAACGCTCTACTTCTTGCTGTAACAGTTGATTTCTCAATTGAGAACGCCATTTCAGCAAAAGCATTACCAGAAGCATCTCCAAGAGCTTCTGCATAAGCAGTTGTCATACCTTGACCTCTAGTGTATTCACCAGCAGGTGAGTCGTTTAGAATAGCTGGGTTTGCCCCTCTTTGTTCTGTTACGCCTGTTCCTGCAGTTGAGTCACCAGCAGCATTTCTACTAGAGAAATCTGAATCTGCTTCGTCAAATAACGCCTCAGTTCCAGATTGAGAAGTGTATTTAC